ATCTTTTCATAATTATTACACCTAGATTTTATTTTCCGATTATCCCTAATCCTTTTCCTTCTCCTAAGATTACTTGTCATCGGTTATACAAACCGACTCAATTTTCCCCCCAAATTTATCGCGAAGACTATCCATTCTACTATTCATAGTTTTATCAGTACGAAATTCAACATCTACATCTTTAAGAGTATTAATAACATCAGCACTTTGAGGATACTCAACGCCTAAAATTTCATTATAATGAAATAATCTTGATTTCTTATCATAATACACATTATTAATGGTTATCTGCTTTCCATCATTCAACTGAAAAGAAATAGTATTTGTTTTGGTATTACCTGTAACCGAACCATTTCTTATGTATCTACTATTTTCAATTTTACCAATAGCCTGAAATAGTGTACCTTGATGCGATTGTCTTAGGCCTTCTCTAATTTCTCTGAATTTTTTCATATATTATCTCCTTATGAAGTCCAGGCTGCAGTTACATCTGGATACTTGGATTTACCACCAACACCTTTATGTGAAATCCATTTCTTGAAATATAATAAAATTTCTGTTTCTTCCATCGCCCCAGCTGCTATTTCCTCATCCGTCATATTATCTCCGACAGCTGTTTTAATATCCGATGCTGTGTACTGATAATTATATATCACTCTCTGAATAGTAAAATTATCCATTACCAGCTCATTGTATGGGTATATTTTTTCCTCTTTACCCATTTCAAAGAAATCTAACAAATTATCAGTGAAATATTCCTCAGCTTTATCAAATAAATCCTTTGTCATTTTAAACAATGCCTGTTTAGCTTCTTTCAGTAACTTACCCCTTTTCTGTCTCAATTCGCGAGGAACTCTCATTAACTTATTGACAATACCCTTCTCAGCAAGTGATTCATCAGGATCAAGACCCTTTACTATAAATCCTTCCCCACCAATCCAGAATATAGCTGCCCATTCCTTTGTCCTAACAGCATATCCCATATGATCACCATCTAACCCAAAATCTAATAGTTCATGCCAATTTGGTTTAATAAAATTTTTAGTATGTTCCAGAATTGTCTTTTTGAAAATCAACTCCCAATTATGTAATAGGTCAGGATTTCCCATCCTACTGGATCGTTTACTTAATTCAGTAGCAAATTGGTATAAATCAATCCATCTACGACCTTGGCTGTCTGGTGAAGTGAATATATCAAAATCACCAGCAAAAGGTACATCACCTACCAACTCAACCAAAATCCCACCAGCAGTTTCAACACCTTCTAACATCGTTAGACCATCTCTTTCACTTTCTATTTCTGTGGTTACTGATAATGATTTAGCACTGTTCTGTACCTCAAAGAGTGTTTTGATATAATCTATATCAGTAACATGAAATGCTTCAACATCTGTTTGAGTATTCTGCATTCTGGTCATCATCGGCTTTGATATACAAAATGGTAGAGTAAACTTTTTACTCAACCAATACTCATATGGTTTAGCCCTTGAACTAAGAAGTGCCTTTACACGTGCACTTTCCCTTCTACCTTCATCTAACTGTTGCCTAAAATTTTTAAATTTCATATCATTTATCCCAATTCTTGACCGCATTAAAGTTATGATAGGAAAATTCTAACCTATCCACTAATTTGATTGCTCCACCTGTCAACTTATCTATTGCTACAAATCCTTCTGGATTGACTACATCGTAACCACTATCTGTCCTAACAAACGTCTTAGTATCCATCTTCGCACCAGTATTCAATTTATCCAAAATCAACTTTTTAGCGGATACCAAATACACCTGAAACTTGATTAACGCGGCCAATGTCTTGGAACTTTTCTTTAGTATCTCTATATATTTATCTTTATGCTCACGTTTGATTTGTTGTGTTTTTTCTGTCTTGATCTTGGCGATTATTCTGGTTTCCCAAAATTCATCAAAGAACTGTAAATATTCTACTATGTGCTTAACTGCCCTACTTCCTACTATCTCTTTACCTTGACGAATTTTACTATTATTAAACGTCTTGAGTCGTGACCCAATAGCTGCAGATGGATAAGATTCTTCCATTGCTAAAAGTGCTTCTAATACACCACTGTCTATATTATGAAATTCTTTCCCTGCAAGAGACAACACATCTCGTAACTTTCTGGTTTCTTTTTGAGTATTGACAATCTTACCTGATTTATCAGGATATTCAGCACTAACATACCAAACAGAATCGGAATCCTTTAATTGGTTCAAATTAACACCAAACTTTGCACTCATATCTGATAAAGTTGGGCCACCTTTATACTCTGTATGAAACACAATACCCATTGAAGAATCAAGAATCCTCTCTGCTAACTCGGACTCTACAGGAACTGCATAGACTATAGTATTAGGTTGAAATGTAATATAGTCAACTCCATCAATAGTAGTTTCCTCTAAATCAGAACGGGTATACATCATATCACCCTGTAATACCCCATCTATACCCAAATTCGATAGATCTATTAACGCTACTCGTAATTTGTCAGCTAGACCACCGCCATATCCCAATTCTTTAATATCTTTCGGATCTTTGACTACTTTTGGAGTTTTAGAAAATACCCCTTTTGTACCCACAAAAAACCTGCCATCCTCTGGATCTGTTCCACAGAATATAGCAGGTGCACCATCCCATTTTACTGTAACATCAACTGACCTAGAAGAACTACCAGTCAACATATCTCTCAAAGATCGGAGAAAGTTGATTGCAGACCTTCCACCACTAATACCAAAATTGAGAATTTCATCCTCAATATGTTCAAGGTGAAGATTTTTACCTGAAGCTTCAGTTAGGAACTTCATTATAAACCTATTACAGTAGCTTTAGTTATTCTAAATCCAAATGATTGTAATACAAAATTAAACCCTTTTTTGAAAATTCCATCAATAAATTTGAAAATACGATTCAATATATTAGTAATAGTACTTAAAACTTTCTTACCTAAATTTTTAAGTGTATTACCAATTATACCTTCAGTCAAAAATTCACTTTCCATCTTTTCAAATTCCTGTTCTACTATCATCTGACAACCCTTTTCAAAAGGTGAATGATGCATAACTCTTAATGATGGAGAAGTAGTTCCAGAAGTTTTAAACGTTGCAGAAACTCTAACCGTTTTAGATTTATTTAAACAAAATGTCCTATCTATAGGAATAAGTTTTCCTGTAGAATTTGGATTTTTCTTGCTAAATTGTAAAATATATCCTGCAACTTCCTTCTTTGATATACTACCTATTCCTTTATCGTAAACACCTTTAAATTTACTCTCACTAGGATCATCTACCCATTTCCTATAACCAGAAGCAGTTTCAAAAACTAAAAATTGTTTCCAGAGAGAACTACTAAATAACTCTTGACCAGCCTCATTTATATCTGCATGTAATCTCTTTTGGTCAATAACTTTTTGAATATCGGATAAGGAAGTTTTAGCTATACCCATTCTACTAATTTCAACATATTCCTGTTCTATCTGATTTGCATAAGCCTGTGCTTGACTCGCTCCATCTGCTTCTGTTTTCCATTTAGTACTTCTACTATGACCAGTTGTAATAACTTTAGTTATCGCTTTTGCAAAATCTTCAATAGATTTTTTATCCCACATATATACTGAATTTCCCCTTTTAGATTTCAATTTATCCTTAGTACCATACTTATCTAATGCCCAAAGTTCCTTAACACTTTCACCAGAGGAAAATTTTTGTACTATATAGTCTATTACAGGTTTTTCAGTTCTAGTTATATTTTTTTTAATATCTAATGGGCCTGAATTCATTTTCTCCGAAATCTGTTCTCTAATACTATCTGCAAGATTTTTCATAGTAACATCATCAGGATAAAAAATACCATAATCTTCATTTGCCATATGTAATGCAGCTAATGTTTCTCCTAAAAGACCAGATGCCAATTGACCACCACTCTCATCTTTTATAGAAATACCTTCACCACCCGCAAAAAATATATCAGCTTTCCAAGTTCCATCTGAACCACCCATCATACCATTTGGTAATTTTTGCCAACTAGAAACAGGAGCAGTAGATAATTTTCCACTATGTTTCAACAATTTACTACTATTCAATCCATTCAAAACAGAAATACTACTCCAACCAACAGGATTTAATATTTTCCTAGACTTCCAATACTTATCTTTCTCATCAATACCAGACATTTCTAAATATTGGTCTAACTGATCTTCTTCAAGATTATTTAAATCAGTTAAAGAACCACTTGGATTTTTCTTTTTATAGTTTAAAGCAACACAAAAACCCATTTCATATGCATCAGACTGACTAGGTACAATATCACCACCTTCAACTGAACCAATAGATGAACCACCAGAACCTGATCCATATTGTATATCAATTTTAACAAACTCATTCTCTAACCATATATGATCTTTCTTATTATTCCATTTTTTAGTCCATCCATCAGGTAATACAGAAATTTCCAACATCAAATCATCTATCTCTAATCCTGATACTTTACCTTGAATTATAGGTTTTACTTTCCCCTTAATCTTTTCCTCAAAATTAAAAGTAGTCACTAAAGGCTGTATAGAATCTAATACACTAATAACATCATCTAAAAAATCAGCTCCAAACTTTTCCTTCCACTTATCCAGAGAAAGTGTATACCCTTCAGCTAAAAATTCCTTAAATTGTTTCATATTCTTCTCCACATAAAAAAACCGTTCTAATTATATTTATAAAATCCAATAATTAGAACGGCTAAAATAGAACACCTCTATAAACTGTATGTTAGATAGACCAACCTGATTGTAATGTTGTATCACCTACATCATCCCCAACATCCCGTATCAAATCTTGAGCCATATCCTCAACATCAAATAATCTCATCTTAGCACGATCTATACCTAATACAAATTTCCTGTTCATAGTCAAATCGTTATACCTGTTCTTCAGTTGTTTGACCATTATCTGATTCAGTTCTTCCAATTCATCAGTAGATACAATAGCAAACATCAAGTCAGCAGTAGCTGGAAGTCCAAAACTCTCTGATGTATCAGTCAATTCTACATCTGAATTACCATAACCACCCCTAGTCGTTTGAGTAGCACTAACCACTGGAACATTATGTTCAACCGCCAAACCCCTAAGTTCTTCTGCTATCGACTTAACATAGGTATATGAATTTGCAATTCCACCTTTTAACCTACTACTAGAACATATATTCAGATAATCAATATATATTATATCAGGTACAAATTTCTTCTTCAATGACAATTCGTTTATCAAATGTCTGAAATGACCCACATGAGCAACTGCAGTTGGATACTCTTTGACCACTAACTTTCCTACTGTTTTTTCTTTAATTCTCTCTAACTTACTCAAATATTTGTCTTTAGCCAGACCTGTTAAATCTTCCATCGAAACATCTAATAGATTTGCATCAATACGTTCAGCTATCTTTTCCTCTGCCATCTCCAATGTAATATACAACACATTACTCCCTCCAGACAAGTTTGCAGCTGAACAATGACACATAAACAAACTCTTACCCACACCTGTTCCCGCAAGAACTATATTTAACGACTTACGACTAAGACCACCTTTAGTAATTGTGTTAAACATTTTTAGGTCAAATTCTATCTTAGTTTCTTTTTTATGATAGAAATCAAACCTTTCTCCACTGTCACCAAAATAATCATGGCCTATTGATGGATCAAAAGATACTGAAAGAGCATCAGTCAATATTTTAGGTATTTCACCTTTTTCTTGATTACCTTCACCATCTACTATATGGATAGAATCCATCAACGCATTATAAATTGCCTTTTCCTGACAGAAAGATTCTGTTGTATCAAACAGCCACTGTATATTATCATCTTCTGTTGTTCCTATTTCATCTATAAGACTAAAAACATTTGTATACATTTCCTCTGTTAAATTACCATGTTCGTTCAACATTATACGTAAAACTTCTTTACTTGGAGAATTTTTATACTTATCTATATGTTCTCCAATTATTCCAAATAATGTCTTTTCACTAATATTCATAAAGTATTCAGGTTTCAAAAAAGGAAATACTGTTCTAGTATATGCTTCATTATATACCAAATTTCCTAATATAGTTTTCTCAATACTCTGTTCCATTCGGCACCTCATCTTCTGAATCAAAAATTGGATCTTCTACATCTCCATTAGGACTCCCATATTGAAATAATTTCTGAGCATGAACTTCCAATTTCTCCATTACTTCTTGATTGAAATATTCTTTGGGTTTATCATAGATCTGTTTTGCATAGATTTTCTTACCATCAGGCAACTCTATTCTATTCGCGACTTTCTTGAATACCCCTTCAGAAACACCCAAATCTACCAGACCGTAATATCTATCTAACCCTTTATCATATGATAACAATATCTCAACTTCTTTATTCTCTCTGGATAATCGTGACTTATGCATCTTAACTTTGATGATATTACCCACAACATCAGTACCATCCCTATCTTTTTTCTTGGATAGCATCGCAATAGTAGAAGCTGAATACTTCAATCCAGATCCACCAGACATTTCCTTCATTGGAACATATGACCCAACCACATCATATGTATGGTTTGTCACTATCATCGGCACCTTAGCTTTGGCT